TGGGCCGCCCGCCGCGCGGGTGATAGTAGGCGCTGCCGATGATAGTAGGCGCCCTGCGGGCGCAAAAAAGCCCAGGCCTTGCGGCCTGGGCTCTGGGAGGGGGCAGAAAGGCCCTTGCGGGCCCGTGGTGCGCTTCGCTTAGGCGCTGGCGCTCTGGGCCTTGCCGGCCACCTTGCGGCCCTTCACGGCCTTGCCGATGGTCCAGCCAGCTTCCAACAGCCTTGCCTGGATCTTCGGCAAGTACACGGCGTCGCTGAGGTAGTCCGGCGCGGCGTCAAGCCATGCCGTGAAGGCGTCGACTTCGGACCGGGTGACGACGTCCTGGGGGACGGCCGGCGCCGTCGGCGTGACCTGCTTCGGCGCTGCAGCCTTGCGACCACCGCCAGATTTGCGGCCGGCGCCGATCGAGTCGCGAACCTCTTTCGCTGCAGCGCGCATTGCATGCTTGCTGGCCTCGACGAACTCGCCAGCGCTGGCGTGAATGTCCGTCTTGCCTTGCGTCACGGTCACGGGCGTCTCAGGCAAGGCCAGCAGCAGCAGCGCGTCTTTGAAAATCGCCCGGATATTGTGGCCGGCGGCCGCGAAGTCGTCGGCGTACAGTTTCACTACAGCGTCGACTCGGGCCATCACGTCCGCCTCCTCGGGGTTGAGCTGCAGCGCGGCCAGCTTGGCAGCCTCCTTTGTCTTGGCCAGCATCGTTCCGGCCGCTTTCGCGGCGGCGGCGATCAGCTTGCCGACGTTGGCATCGCGGCCGCCCTGAATCACGGCCGGCGCGGCCGGCGCGACGATGGCGCCCAGCTCGGGGAAAGTCTTTGCGGTCTTTTTGGTGGTGGTGTTTGCCATGGTATGCACTCCGTAAAGTGATCAAGTGAAACCCTGCAGGGGCTGGCGACCCCTGCCGGTATCGGCTGGGCTGTTTCCCTAACCGATGCCTCAATTATGCCACATGTCCGCCAGAAAATCTAATCCCATGGGATTGGCCAGCCGCCGCCGGTGATAGTAGTTCAGCGCCGCTGTACCCTGGGAGGGTATGCTTGGATGGTCGCGACTGGTACCCACGGGGGGTATGCTCGGGCTGGCGGCGGTGATAGTAGCTGATCGCCCTGGGCCTGCTCGGCCGAGCCTGGACGCAAAAAAGCCCGCCGAAGCGGGCTGGTCGGGGTGGCGAGGGTCAGTCGCCGCACACGGCGAAGGTGGCGAGCAGTGCAGCCGGCAGCAAGGCCAGCAGCGGAGCCCAGCCAGTGACCCAGAACAGTGGCAGTGCGAACAGTGCAGCGGCGAAGATAGCGGCGAAGATGCGAGCTTTCATGTGTAACTCCTAGTGAACAAGTCGGTTGGTGAGCCTTCATTGTGCCACTAATCCCGCCAGTTAATCCCAGGCAGCCCGGCCGGCGGTGATAGTAGTGTAGGTACCCCCACCCACCCGTCCATAGGGGGGCCCCCACCCCCTTTCTGATCTCCCCACCGTAAAGCGCCCCCCATTTTTCGCATCTGAAAGTATATACCCCAGCCAAAAACGCCCCGGTTGCTTGTCTTGTATGGAGTACATACCCCATTCCAATGGCCCAGCCCGCCCTATATACTCCCCACATGACCACCAAATACCCCCCACGAGTCGGTCGCGTGTTCGGCCGGCTGACAGTCAAAGGGCGCGCGGACCCTCCGACTCCGCGCAAGTACGTGTGCCTGTGCGAGTGCGGCAGCAAGATCTCGGAGTACTGGAGCAACCTGACGTCGGGGCGCAAGCGCTCGTGCGGGTGCCTGCGTGCAGAGATCCTGGCGGCCAAGCGAAACCCACCTTCCCAGGAGTCCCAGCCATGAGTACCAGTGCCGTCCGTGCCGACCAGTTCCTGCGCAGTCTTGCGCTGTCCGTGGCGCGCAACCGGGTGGGGGCCAACAGACCCATCGGCGAGGTGCTGACCGCCGAGGGCGTCACCGAGCAGGAGTTCATCGTGCTGGCCGACAACCCGCAGTTCAAGCGCTACGTCGAGGCCTACACAGCCGACCTGAAGGAGAACGGCTTCTCGTTCTCGGCCAAGAGCAAGGTGCTGGCGGAAGACCTTCTGCCGGTGGCGTATCACATGGCGCGCGACGAGGAGACGCCGGCAGCCGTGCGGGCCAAGATCATCGAGAACCTCGTCGAGTGGGCTGACTTGAAGCCGAAGAAGGCCATTGACGCGTCGCAGGGCAACAACGGCTACAGCATCACGATCAACATCCCCGGCGGGGTGCCGCAGCAGATCGAGAGCCACCGTGCCGAGGTCATCGAGGAAGCACCCACCATCATGCTGCCGAGCCGCCCGCCAAAGACACCCATCGCCCTGGATGACGACATCGACCCGGACTACCCCGACGCTGACGCTGATGAGGACTTCACCCAATGAGCACCATGTTCACTCCGGTGCCGTCATTGGTACCGTTTTTTCTGTCTGAGAAGTTCATCTCACTGGTTTGTGGACCAGTTGGTTCCACAAAAACAACAGCAGGTATTGTCAAGATTTTGTACCACGCCAAGAAGATGGCGCCGTGCAAGGATGGTATCAGGCGGTCTCGCTGCATCTGGGTTCGTCAGACGCGAGAGCAGTTGCGGGACACGTCGATCCCTGACTTCCTGAAGTGGTTCCCGGACGGACAAGCGGGCTACTTCTTGAAGTCCGAGTACAAATACGTGCTGAAACTGGACGATGTAGAGTGCGAGATCCTGTTCCGAGGCCTTGATGATTCCAACGACGTGCGGCGTCTGCTCTCGCTGCAGGCCTCATTTGCCGTGGTGGAGGAATTTCGGGAGCTGAACAAGGACATTTTTGAAGCGCTTCAGGGTCGTCTCGGGCGTTATCCTGATGGCTCCATGGTCCCTCACCGACCGGAATGGGGCACGGATGACAAGGGAAACCCAATCCAAGGCTGCGTCACGGATCAGGGCAAGTCTAATATCCACGTTTGGGGTATGAGTAACCCCCCGGATCAGGGCACATACTTCGAGGAGTTTCTCAGCAACCCGCCGGATAACACACATGTCACCATACAGCCATCTGGACTTTCGCCGGAGGCGGACTGGGTTCACTTGCTGCCGAGTAACTACTACGAGAACTTGGCTGCAGGAAAGAGCCAGGACTACATCGACGTTTACATCCACGCCAAGTTCGGCAAATCACTTGCCGGCCAGCCGGTGTTCCGGTCGTTCGACTCCACGTTTCACGTCGCCAAGAACCCGCTGAATCCGATCCTCAACGGGATGCGGCCGCTGCTCATCGGCATGGACTTCGGCCTGAACCCCAGCGCGACCCTCGGGCAGCTCGACGCCATGGGCCGCCTGCTGATCTACCGGGCGATGTCGTCGGACGGCATGGGCCTGCTGCGGTTCCTGCGCACGGTGCTCAAGCCCTGCCTCGCGGAGGACTTCCCAGGGGCTCCGGTGCTGGTGATTGGCGACCCGGCTGGCACGGCGCGGGCGCAGACGGACGAGAAGACGGTGTACGACGTGTTGCGTTCGGAGGGGTTCAAGGCGGTGCCGGCCTACACCAACAGCATCGTGGCGCGGATCACGGCGGTGGAGCAGTTTCTCAACCGGCAGGTTGATGCTGGTGCTGGGTTTTTACTGGATCCATCGTGCAAAATTCTCATCCAGGCCATGCGCGGGGGTTACCGGTACAAGCTGAAAACGAACGGCGAGTACGAGGACACGCCGGAAAAGAACAAGCACTCGCATGTTTGCTTCGCCGCTGGTACGCTGATTGCGACGCCGTCCGGCTCCGTGCCGATCGAGACTGTCCGCGCTGGCGATATGGTATCTACTCCCATCGGCCCTCGCCGTGTGCTTGGCGCCACGAAGACGCAGGAAAACGCCGTGGTCTACGAGTACGTACTCTCAGACGGGACTACGATGATCGCGACCCCGGACCATCCAGTCGCTACGCAGCGCGGCTTCGTCGCTATTGACGACATCCAATACACTGATATACTGATGGGTATCAACAACCCTGAAGGCGTATCATGCGTAAGAAATATCCGGTACAAGAGTTCGATGGCCGAAAGTTCTACCACAAGCCAAGTGGGTACTACAAAGCCGACTACGATCGCTATGGAACCTGCTACATGCACCGCTATGTCTGGGAGTTTCATAACGGCCCAATACCAGACCGCCACGACGTACACCACAAAGATGGAGACCGAAGTAACAACTGCATCGGCAACCTTGAACTCATGTGCAGATCTGCGCACCACAAGCACCACATGCGGGAGCGGCTCGAAAAAGACCCCGATTGCTGGAAACCGTGGCTCGCGGCTGCCCGAGAAGCTGCGAAGGCTTGGCACGCGTCTGACGAAGGACGTGCGTGGCATGTGGAGCACGGCAAGCGAATCGCTGCGAACCAGACTCCTATTGACCTTGTTTGCACGCACTGCGGTAAGCAGTATTCCGGGTACGCCGAAAAGCGAAAGCGCGGATTCTGTTCTCCTTCCTGCCAGACTGCTGCTCGTATCGCATCCGGTGTCGACGACGAACTCCGAACTTGCACCGTCTGTGGGACAGAGTTCCTCATCAACAAGTACAAGAAGGTCAAGACCTGCTCTAAGGATTGTTGGAAAGCGGCAATCTCCGAGACAAGACGTTTACGGTATGGCCGTGGATGACGCTGGGGTGTACTACGCCAACGGCGTGTTGGTGAGCAACTGCGATGCCTTGCAATATCTTTGCTTGCACGCTGACGCTCAACAGGGTGGAAAGTTCGCCAATCGCCGAGCGCACACCATTGAACGTGTGCCTATGGGGGCGTGGACCTAGCAATTCCGTACAGGGTGTGTAGAATCCGGGCAGGATAACCACACCCACACTACGCCATGGCAGGTCTCGTCGTCATCAAGTCCAACGCGCAGCTAACCGCAGAGGATACCGCCGCGCAGGAGGCTCGTGACGCTGCGCTTCGCCAACAGATCCCGGTGCTCACCGGGCTCGCCTCGCATGTGCGCAAGTGCTGGGAGGCGGCACGCGATGCCAAGCAGCCGATCGAGCGCATCATGCTCAAGGCGCTGCGACAGCGCCGAGGTGAGTACGAGGCCGACAAGCTCGCGCAGATCCGCGAGACCGGTGGCTCCGAGATCTTCATGATGGTCACGGAGACGAAATGCCGTGGCGCTGAGTCGTGGCTGCGCGACATCCTGCTCGATGAGGGTATGGTGCCGTTCGACCTGAAGCCCACGCACGTCCCCGAGATGCCGCCAGACTACGAAGAGCGCATCACCGCCGCCATGGGGCAGAAGGTCATCGGAGCGATCCAGAGCGGCATCCCGCTGGACCCCATGGTCATGGAGCAGATGCAGGAACAGCTCGGCGACGAGATGAAGCAGGCGCTGCTGGCCGAGGCCACTGACCGCGCCGAGCGGATGAAAAAGCGCATCCAAGACCAGTTTGCCGAGGGCGGCATGGTGGAGAACTTCAGCGCGTTCATCAGCGACCTCGCGACCTACCCGGCAGCGATCGTCAAGGGGCCGGTGGTGCGCCGCCGTCGCCAGCTCGAGTGGGTTCAGGACGAGACCGGCGCGTTCGTGCCGCAGACTGAGGACCGCATCATCCCCACCTACCAGCGTGTGGATCCGTTCAGGTTCTACCCGGAGCCGGGCCTGACCCGTCTGGAAGAGGGCTACTGCATCGAGCACCATCGCCTGTCGGAGGCTGACCTGTCCGACCTCATCGGTGTGCCGGGGTACGACGACGGCGCCATCAAGGCGGTGCTGGCCGAGGGGGCATCGTCCGAGTGGCTGTGGAGCGCCGAGCACACGAAGGCGGAACTCGAGAACAAGTACAACATCTGGCGCTCGGACAGCAACAAGTACGACGCGCTGGAGTTCTGGGGTCGCGTCAGCGGCCAGGATCTGATCGACTTCGGCCTCGACGCCGAAGAGGTGCCGGACGTCTCGCGCATGTACGACGCCTGCGTGTGGGTGGTGGGCAAGTGGGTCATCAAGGCCACGCTCAACTACGACCCGCTGGGCGACAAGCCGTACCGAATGACTTCGTGCGTCAAGCGCCCGGGCGCGCTGTGGGGTGTGTCCATCCCCGAGCTGATCGAGGACGTGCAGGCTATGTGCAACGCCGCCGCGCGGGCGCTGGCCAACAACATGGGCATCGCCTCGGGTCCGCAGGTCGAGATCTCGGTGGACCGCCTCGCCGAGGGCGAGAAGATCACCCAGGTGTTCCCGTGGAAGGTGTGGCAGACCGTGGCCGACCCGATGGGCTCCGGCCAGCCGGCAGTACGGTTCAACCAGCCCGACGACCGCAGCGGCCCGCTGCTCGCCGTGTACCAGCAGTTTGCCCGCATGGCCGATGAGCAGTCGGGTATCCCGGCGTACGTCTACGGCGACGGCGCCGTGGGCGGCGCGGGTCGCACCGCGTCGGGCCTGTCCATGCTGATGGGCTCCGCTGGCAAGGGTATCCGCCAGACCGTGATGCACATCGACTTCGACGTCATCGGCCCGCTGGTCACCGCGCAGTACAACTGGAACATGCAGTACGTGGACGACATGACCATCAAGGGCGACTGCGAGGTCATCCCGCGTGGCGCTGTCACCCTGGCCAACCGCGAGCAGCTCAACGTGCGCCGGGTCGAGTTCCTGCAGGCGACAGCCAACCCGCTGGACGCCCAGATCGTCGGTGCCAAGGGTCGCGCAGCGATCCTGCGGGAAGTCGCCAAGGGCCTCGCGATGCCGGTGGACAACATCGTCCCCACCGACGAGCAGATCGACATCCAGGCCGGCATGCAGGCTGCTGCGCAGCAACAACAGGCGGCGGTCATGGCCCAGCAGACTCCCAACCCAGAAGCTGAGGTCTCGGCGCCCGGCGGCGCCCCCTCGGGCGGCAAGGGCAGCAATACCGTCAGCAACCAGATCACCGGAGCTGGCGCGTAAGCGGCCGGCGTGGTAAAAACACTCGCAAGGAGAAATCATGAGCGCATCCCCCGCAGCCGGCGCAGTCGCCGTCACCCCCAGCGACACGGTCAACATCCCCAGCGGCACTTGTCGCGCGCTGTACATCGGCGGCCCGGCCGGCGGCCAGTATGTGGACGTGGTGGTCATGCCCGCAGGCTACTCGGCCAGCGTCACGTTCAAGAACGTCCCGGTGGGCTCCATCCTCCCGGTGAACGCCACCCGCGTGCTGGCTACCGGCACCACTGCCACCTTCATCGTCGCCCTGTACTGAGGCATCTATGCAGCTATCGGCTCTCTCGCTTGCCATTACCCGCTTGGGCCGAGTCCCTGCGTATTCACCACTCGCCCTATTCACCGGCACCGCCACCGGAGTCTGGTATGACCCCAGCGACACCAACCTGACTTGGCGCAGGAATCTGCTGACGTACTCGGAGCAGTTTACAAACTCGGCGTGGAATACAAGATGGGGTGGTTCCGCTACAATTTACGCAAACGATTCGACATTTACAGCACCAGACAATACACAAACAGTTACCAAAGTTGTTGCTACTTTAGGTGGGTCTGGCGTTGGACAAGCTATAACGCTTACTGCGGGTATAACATATACATTCTCGGCGTATGTCAATGTTCCAACAAATGACGTAAAACTACAATTTTCTGTTTCTCCTGCGGGAGGTGAAACACTTGCAGCTACGATTATAACACCATCAGCTAGTTTAACTAGATATTCAGTTACATACACACCAGCAACGACACAAACATATTACGTTGGTGTCAACGATACTGTGGCATTGCAAACGTTTTACATCTGGGGCGCTCAACTCGAACAAGGCAGCACGGCCACATCGTACCAACGCATCACTGACGGCGTTCAGGACTACCTGAGCTACCAACCTCGACCTGTTCTCTACCTCGACGCCGCAGGCACTACGCCAGTCACTGCTGTCGAGCAGCCGGTGGGGCTGATGCTGGATAAGCGCAAGGGGTTGGTGCTGGGGCCGGAGTTGGTGACGAACGGGGACTTCAGCCAGGGCGGCACTGGCTGGACGAACAGTAGCACGGGTACTGGCACGTTTACTGTCTCAAGTGGTGCAGCCACGATTGTCGGGACTGATGGTAGTAACCGGGGTTCGTTTTCTCAGAACATTGGGGCGGTGGCTGGCCGGTTCTACAAGGTCTCATTCAACGCTACCATCACCAGCGGCGCTGGTAGCTTTTTCGGAACTGGCCCCGGCTCTGGTGGCGGCGCGATAGTCAACGGGCTGAACACTTACTACATCGCGGCGGGGGCAAGCGGCTCGTTTTTCGTCTACACCAATTCCGGCGGGGGTAACATCACCCTTGACAACATCTCCGTCCGCGAACTCCCAGGCAACCACGCCTTCAACAGCTCTGGCAACTCGGCGAACTTCCCGGTGCTGTCGGCAAGGTATAACTTGCTGACGAAGACTGAGCAGTTTGATGATGCTGCTTGGGTCAAAACAAACACCACGGCAACGGCAACCTCGATCACTGAAACAACAGCAGGGGGTACGCATGTTGCAGTCCAATCTGGGTTGACCTATGTTGCTGCGGATTACAAACTGACGGCAGAAATAAAGCCAAACGGTCGAACTTGGGTTGTTTTGCAGGCTCGGGGTATTTTTTCGTACTTCAACCTGTCCGGCGCAGGTGCTTTAGGTAATACCAGTGGTGTCATTGTTGACCGATCCATTACGGCGCTTAGTGATGGGTACTACCGTTGCAGTTTAACGGTGACAGCAACGGCAGGCGCTGACAACGTAACCTTCTATTTGGCTAGCGCCAACGGAACTGTTTCGTATACGGGAGATGGCACTTCTGGTGTTTTGGTGCGTAACATAGACCTCCGCGTCTCCAACGACGCCCTGAACCAGCCTGCCTATCAGCGCGTCAACACAGCAACAGACTACGACACCGTTGGGTTCAAGCCCTACCTGCGCTTCAACGGCACCAATCAGTGGCTGCAGACCAACAGCATTGATTTCACCTACGGCGACAAGATGTTTGTGTCTGCTGGGGTGAGGAAGTTGAGTGATGCTGATGCAATTATTTCGGAATTAAGCCAGAACTTCAATTCATATAACGGGTCGTTTTATTTTGCTTCACAGCCGTTAGGGAAATTTGGAACGTCGTCTCGCGGTGCTGCAACAGGAAATGTCGCGCAGGAGGGGTATTCATCAGGTTATTATGCTCAGGTGACAGCTGTTCTTAGTGCTTTGCATGATATATCTGATGATTTATCCGTTATGCGAGTAAATGGGGTTTCAGGAACAAACGGAACCGGAGACAAAGGCACCGGAAACTTCGGCAACTACCCACTCTACATCGGCGCTCGTGCAGGTTCTTCGCTGTGGTTCAACGGCAGGCTGTACCAGATGGTCATCGCTGGCAAGCAGGCGAGTGCTGCTGAGATCACATCGACCGAGACATACCTCAACCAGAAAACCGGAGCTTTCTAAATGCTGATGATTTACTACACAAATCGCGTTGATCCTGCCAACTTGAACCCGCACTCGGTTGCGGCGTAAGGAGATCAAATTGTCTTACACCCAAGCAACCGTCATCATCGCAGCAGCCGACCAATCCGCTGCACAAGTCGATTTCCCCGGCAGCTTCAACAGCGGCTTCTACGAGGCCACTGAAGGCGCTGACCCGACCGTCGCCACGAACTACGTTTGCGCTGGCTTGTGGACTGACGAAGACCTGTCCAAGGTGGTCAACGATGTCACTTGGCCGCGCAAGGTGTATTTCGGGGATGTGCAAGCGACCCTGGACAGCCTGAATCTGAAGCCGGTGGAAGTGCCGGTAACGACTGAGGCCTAACCTACGGAATCTGACATGGCACCGACCTCAACTAGCATCCCCCAACTGACCGAGGCCCAAATTGAAGCTATCGCAGAACGAGCCGCCGAGGTCGCCATCGAGCGCGTGTACACACAAATTGGCAAGTCCGTGGTCAACAAGGTTTTATGGCTGGTTGGGGCGGGTACTCTCGCACTTGCTGCTTGGTTAGGCGGCAACGGGAAGCTGGGATGAACGCCCTCCTGATGCTCCTGCCACTGATCGCTTTTCACGCACTTGTTGACATGGCATTTGCGTGGTGTATCATCTATTGAAACCGATAATTCTGCACCATGCGTATCACCCTCAACCCCGACGAAGCCAAGCTGCTCAAGCAGGCCAGCCGGCAGTTCCCCGAACTGCTGGACCTGCTGACGCGCCTGCGCCAAGCGGAGTTGGAATCCATGGCGCTCTGTTCTCCCGAACACTTCAGCACCTACAAAGGGCGGGTGCAGTGTCTGACCGAACTTCGGCAGCATCTTCAGCCCTGATTGACCTTAGCGAAAGAGCAAGGAAATGAGCCTACCAGAGCAACTTCAGAAGCAAGTCGAGCAGGCGAAAGCCATCCTCGAGCAGCGCAACGCCCCTGCCTCCACAGAACCGGAGGGCACCGCTGACCCTGAGACCGCAGCAGATCCGACCCCGGAGCCCGCTGCCGAGCAGACGCCCGATCCTGTCGCTCCTGAATCTCACCAGCAACAAGCTGTCACCCCCTCGTCCGACGACGAGAACAACACCACCTACGCCCAGCGTTGGCGCTCCCTTCAGGGCGTGTACAACGCCACCAAGCGTCAGCTCGACGAGTCGTCCTCGCGCATCCAGAATCTGGAGCAACTGGTCGCCCAACTGAGCAACGCGCGTGTGGAGGCTTCGATGCCTCAAGCAGCCACGCATGTGACCGATCAAGACCGTAGCAGCTACGGCGATGACATGGTCGAGTTTGCCCGCCGCGTCTCCCGCGAGGAGATCGCTCCGCTGGCGCAAGCTATCAAGATGTTGATGGGTCGCCTGGACCAGCTCCAGGGTGTTGTTCCTGTGGTTCAGAACGTCGCAGCCGCGCAGGCCAAGACCGCGCATGAGCTGTTCTATGACGCCCTGGCCCGCCGCGTCCCGGACTGGCAGACGGTCAACGAGAACACCAAGTTCCACGAGTGGCTGCTTTCCGCAGATCCCCTGTCGGGCCAGATCCGTCAGACCCTGCTGGAAGACGCACACCGCGCTTTGGACGTCGACCGTGTGGTGAACATCTTCGCGATGGGTAAACAGGCAATCGGTGTTCAGGCCCCGGCCGCCGCACCCTCCGCAGCCCAAGCACCCGCTCCGCAGCGTGCAGCCAAGGCCAGCCAGCTCGAGAAGCAGATCGCTCCGGGCCGCGCAGCCACTGGTAGCACTCCGCCGCAGGCGACTGAGAAGAAGCGCTGGACTCGTGCAGACATCACGAAGTTCTACGCCGACAAGCAGCGTGGCGTGTACAAGGGCCGCGAGCAGGAGGCAGCCAGCCTCGAACGTGACATTTTCGCAGCGCAAAACGAGGGCCGAGTGGTTCTCTGAAAGCTGTAGCAATTTTTATCTAAGGAAAAATCATGGCATTTCCCACCGCCGCAGGCGCCGCAAATTACAGTGGAAATTTTATCCCGGAAATTTGGGCGGCTAAGCTGATCGAGAACTTCTACGACGCAACCGTTCTGGCAGCGATCTCGAACACCGACTACGAGGGCGAGATCTCTCGCATGGGCGACACCGTCAACATCCGCACCACCCCGGAGCTGACCATCCGCCCGTACCAGAAGGGCATGACCCTGACCGTCGAGCGCCCGGACAAGCCGAAGATCCAACTGCTGATCGACCAAGGCGAGTACTTCGCTGCCATCGAAGACGACGTGGACAAGGTTCAGTCGGACATCAACCTGATGGACACCTGGGCCAAGGACGCATCCGAAAAGATGAAGATCCGTATCGACCAGAACATCCTGACCAGCATGCTGCCGGACATCAGCGCCCTGAACCGTGGCGCTACCGCTGGCCGCATTTCTCAGAACATCAACCTGGGCACCACTGGCGCCGCTCGTCAGGTCCAGAAGACTGACGTGCTCGACTTCATCGTCGACCTGGGCACTGTGCTGGACGAGGCCAACGCTCCTGAAGCTGGTCGCTTCATCGTGATCCCGGCTTGGATGGCTGGCATGATCAAGAAGTCCGACCTGAAGGATGCTTCGCTGGCTGGTGACACCACCTCCATCCTGCGTAACGGCCGCATCGGCATGATCGACCGCTTCACCCTGTACGTCAGCCACAACCTGAACAGCGTCGTCGACGGCGGCAACCGCTGCTTCAACGTCATCGCTGGCCACAAGATGGGTCTGACCTTCGCCTCGCAGATGACCGAGATGGAAAGCATCCGTGCTGAGTCCACATTCGGCAACATTATTCGCGGTTTGCAAATTTACGGTAGCAAAGTTATCAAACCCGAAGCTCTGGCAGTGGGTTACGTGAGGCAGTAAGCTGTTTTGTTGGCGAATAGCGTAGACCTGTAGTATGATACCGATCTGTCTAACCACTGAGAGGTCCATCATGCCAAGCGGCATCTACGCTATCGTCAACACGGTCAACAGCAAGCTGTACGTCGGCTCCTCGGTAAACTTGGAACGCCGCCGGCTAAAGCACTTTGTGCAGCTACGTGCTGGCAAGCACCCCAGCAAGCACCTGCAAGCCTCGTTCAACAAGTATGGCGGCGAGGTGTTTCAATTCAAAGTTCTCCAAGAGCTTGTAGATCCGTCGTTCGACGACCTGCTGGCTTGCGAGCAACACTGGATTGACACGCTACTCCCGGCGTACAACAAGCGCGCGGTCGCGTCCAGCAATCGAGGGCTTCGGCTTTCGGCCTCGCAAAAGGCCAAGCAAAGCGCTTCGCTTCGCGAATGGAACCAAACTCCCGAGGGCAAGGCGCATGTCGCCGCCCGCGCAGTGCGCAACGCCGAGCTGTGGGCCGACCCAGAGCATCGCGAAGCCCGCATTGCCGCGATTCGTGCGGCATGGACCCCGGAGAAGCGCGAGGCTTTTGGGCGTGCTGTGAAGGCGCGGCAGTCTCACATTGTCGATGGTGTGCATTTCGGGACGCATCGCATCTGGACCGACGAGGAACGTCAGCGCAGCGGAGAGGCACAGAAGGCCCGATGGGCCGAGCGTGTTCCCGTCAGCGAGGACGACATCCGTAAGCTGGTCTCGGACACGAACCCGAGCTGGACTGCCAAGGACATGACTGGGGTGCGGAGCCAAGACAAGGTGCTGATTTTCTGCAGCGAGCACAACCACGAGCAGTGGCAGGCGATTGCAAAGTTGCGCCACTCGCAACGTGGGTGTAAGCTGTGTGGGTACAAGCGTTCGTCCGAGAAACAGCTTGGTCGAGCAAAACAATCGAAATCTGAAGACTCCAAGGAGTAACAAATGGCTGCAATTACCATCGCTCAACTTCGCGCCAAGGGCGTGAACCCCGCCTCCACCGACAAAGCCGGCTTCCCCGGCGACGTCATTCTGGACTTTGAACTGGACGGCGGCAAGTACACCGTCGCCGCTGCTGACACCGTCGACTTCTTCGAGCTGCCGAATCTGGCTGGCATGATCGTCAAGGGCGCCGCTGTCACCGTGGTCCGCCCGGGCACCGCTACCGGTACCGTCGACATCCAGATCGGTGGCACCGACGTCACCGGCCTGACTGGCTGGGCCACCGACGCCGCTGCTGGCACCAAGCTGGTGAAGCTGGCTACCGCCGCCAACACCGTCGTCAACGCTGGCGCCGCGTCCTACGTTCGCCTGCAGCAGAACACCGCTGGCCTGGGCAACGGCAAGATCCGTGTCCGCGTCTTCGGTACCCTGCTGGAAGCCCCGTCGGCTACCCCGGTCTGATTGACCAAGGCGTAGAATAAGGGGGCCGCTTGGCCCCCTTGTTTCTGGAGAACACCATGAGCCAACCCTTGCTTCGTCACAAACCCTCCGGTATCCTCTATGTGTGGCAGGAGGCATTCGCCTTCCGCGACGACTTTGAAGAGGTCGTCGAGGCTACGCCCGAGGAGATCAAGGCACCCGAGACCATCCCGCCGGTCAAGCTCAAGAAGACTGCCAAGCCGGCCCCTGCCAAGATCGACGTCGAGGCGCTGTCCGCAGACGCCTCCTTCAACCTGCCGACCTGATCATGAGCTTTACCGTCGCTGAAGTCATCACCGAAGTCCGGGATCTGGTCTCGGATTCCATGGCCCCGTACCGCTACAGCGACGACTTTCTCGTGCGCAAGGTCAACCAAGCGGTTCGCCGGGCCTGCGTCTTGCGGCCCGACCTGTTCACCACCCACGCTAGCATCACGCTAGCCATTGGCGCGCTGCAGTCGGCGCCGGCCGACTCGATGCGGCTCATGGACGTCACCACAATCGGTGGCATCGCGGCCAAGGAGATCAGTCAGGACACGCTGGACCTGATGTTCCCGAGCTGGCCGAGCGACGCCACAGCTACGTCCACGGCGTCCAACTGGATGCGGTATCCGCGTGATCCCAACCGGTTCTATGTCTACCCGGCGCCGGTGGCGCTCGGCACTTCCGCTACGATTGTCTACGCCAAGAGCCCGGCCACCCTGGCCATCGACGGCACGGTGCCGCTGCCTGACGCGTTCATGCCCTGCATCGTCGATGGCACCGGTTGGCTAGTGGAGTCTGTCGACGCCGAATACTCGGAGAACGCACGGGCCAAGGCCTTTGAGACCTCGTTCCGTGAGGCACTGGCCGCTGGGGTGAACAACCGCCCCCTGACTGACACAGAATCTGGCGGCAGCCAGCAAGAACGGAGCAAGTGATGCAGAAGTATGCTGATACCGCACTAACCATTTACAACGGGGCGTTGGTCCCGCTTGGCACTGCTACGGTTACCGTGCGGCACCATGGCTCGCAGACCCTAGCGAACATATACGCCGTGGACGATCCGCCAGCGTCTAAAGCAAATCCGTTCTTGACCAGCGCTACTGGCGCGTTTGAGTTCTACGCAGCCGACGGGGTGTACGACGTAACGGTAGAAAAAGTTGGGTACCAGACTGTCAACCTCATCGACGTCCTGCTGGAAGATCCACAGGACTCCAGTGGGCAGCTCGCCAACACCTCGATAAACAGCAGCAGTTTCGACAACGGCATCATAACTGCGTCGCTCTTGTCGCAGACGTCGTACGTAAACTTTGATACTGCGTTCGCGGGGTATGTCCCGACAACCCCGGGTACTATGGTGTGGAACCCGGACGAGCGCACCGTGGACCTGCGCTTGATTGAGGGCGGACCGAATTTGCAAATCGGGCAGGAGACGGTGTACCGCGTACGGAATCAGTCTGGCGTTGCGATCCCCAACGGGGCCGTGGTTGCTGCTGCCGGGACTACTGGCAACTCAGGGCGTATCCTAGTCTCGTTGGCGGACATGGCTTCGATCCCTGGTGAGTATGTCATGGGAATCGCCACAGAAGCGATCGGCAACAACGCAGACGGCTTCGTGACGCACTTTGGCAAGGTCCGGAGCATCGACACTACGGGCAGCGCGGTGGGGGAAACCTGGGCAGACGGCGACGTCTTGTATGCCCACCCGAGTCAGGTCGGCAAGCTCACCAAGGTGCAGCCTCTCGGCCGCGCGGTGCAGGTCGCGATCGTGCTGCATGCTGCCAACAACGGCACCTTGATGGTTCGCCCCAACGTGTTGCACACGAGTCACGGCACGTACACGCCTACCGTGACGGCTGTGAGTAACATCGTGAGTATCACGCAGCCTACGTTCAACTACGTGGTGGTCAATGGAGGCCTCGGCGCAGTTGTTACGGTGTTTGGTTCGCTGACGCTAACGCATGCGTCCGCGTCGTTCCCAACGGTTGTGCGGTTCTCATTGCCTATTGCCAGCAACTTTGACGGTAACCCTGAAGCTGTTGGCGGAGCCGGTGTAATAGCGGCAACTTACAGTCCTGTGGCTGTGTACGAGGATATCAGTAACGATCAGATTCGTTTGGACTACTTGGCAGTAGGCTCCGCGCAGTCCCGCACGATTCGGTTCTTCGCCACTTACAGGGTGCAGTAATGACGATCATTCTCCCTTCGCTGGTTACTCCGCCAACCACTACCGCGTTCTCGACCATGGTCGACGACATCTCGGCGTTCGTCCCTGGCTGCCCCAGCCCGGTCATTGAGCGCACGATCCGCAAGATCATCACGGACCTGTGCCAACGCGCGAAAGTGTGGGAGGTTGACCTCACGCCAGTGACCCTGGTAGCGGGGACGTACAGCTACCCCCTGGCGTCTCCCTACGCTTACGCTGAGGTGACGGACGTGCAGACGGCGTCGATCTCCACCGATGGCATCTCTCGGATCGCCCTGCGCTGGATCCCGCTGTCGAGCCTGCGCCTGACGCGCCCGAGCTGGCCTGCGGATGACGCGGGCCAGCCGATGTACATCACCACGGCCGAACCCGACGAGCTGCTGGTTGCGCCCGTGCCAGAGGCCACCATGCCGCTGTACCTGCGCGCCAACCTGCGCCCCACGGCGACCGCCACTGAGTGGCCCACCTACCTGCACGACGAGTTCAGGCGGGTGGTGTTCCATGGCACGCTGCACGAGCTGCTGCTGATGCCGGGGCGTAGCTGGTCGCAAGCCGACAAGACTTCCGCCGCGACTGCGGCCTACCACGGCAAGCAGTGGGTTTTCCTACTCAACGCCGCCCGCCATCGCGCCAACACGGGCTACAACGCTCGGTCGTTGTCCGTGCAAATGACACCGTTCGTCTGAGGTGACCCATGCCCATCGGAATCAAGTTTTCCAACTTCGCCTTCAGCACCTTGGCTGTGGGCTGCAACACCACAGCCACCTCGCTGGCGCTGGCCAGTGGCACCGGCGCCAAGTTCCCGACGTTGGCTGCCGGCGAATACTTCTACGCCACCCTGGAAAACGCCAGCCTGGACCGCGAGGTCGTCAAGGTCACGTCCCGCGCGACTGACACCATTACCGTTGTGCGAGGCCAGGACAACACTACAGCCCGCTCGTGGAACGCAGGCGACTCCATCGCGCTGCGCCTCAATGCCGGCGCGCTGGATGACTTCAAGACCGAAGTGGTCGACGCCACCAACCTGATCCGCACGTCGAACAACACGTTCACCGGCACCAACACGTTCAACACGGCGCCCACCTTCGGAACTGATCTGGCGATTGCCGACGGTGGCACCGGGGCTGGCACGGCCGCCACGGCGTTTGACAACCTGAAGCAGGCGGCCACAGACGCCTACGCAGGTGTTGTAGAGTTGGCAACCCCTGCAGAGGTTATAATTGGCACAGATAATACGCGGGTACTGACCCCGGCAGCCTTGCGGATTGCCAACATTGTGTTTGGCACAAGCAAGGCTGCTAGCGGTACGTTTGTGGACTTTACTGATATTCCTAGCTGGGCTAAACGCATAACAGTTACGTTTGTGGGGGTTAGCTCTAACGGCACGTCGAGCAAGCTCGTGCAGATTGGGCACGCAGGGGTCACCAGCATCGGGTATAACGGCGCTGGGTCTGGAATAGCGTCTACAGTTGGCACGACCGTGTTTGCGGCTGGTTTTGGTATTAGAAGCATCGTCGCCGCTGACGCCTTATACGGTGCGCTCGTATTGACGCAGCACGACACATCGCTGTGGGTTGCGACAGGTACGCTATCAACCCCAACTGGTACGACATTCCTGACGTCAGGCGCGCTGTCACTGGGGCCTGCGCTAGATACGGTCCGCATAACCACCCTAAACGGAACTGACGTATTTGATGGCGGCTCCGTAAACATCCATTGGGAGTGAGGCTATGCGCGCCTATCGACTGTCTATGCGCTCCCTGAGCCGACTCGTCGGGGTCCACCCAGACCTAGTCAAGGTGGTCAAGCGCGCCATCGAGCTCACCCCGACGGACTTCATGGTTGTCGAGGGGCTGCGCACCCTGCAGCGGCAGAAAGAGCTTGTCGCGGCTGGGGCATCGCGCACGCTGAACAGCCGGCACCTCACCGGGCACGCTGTTGACCTAGCCCCGGTCATTGGCGGCAAGCTGCGCTGGGATGGCCCACTGTTTCCCCCGATCGCCACGGCCATGCTGATGGCGGCCAAGGAGTTCAACGTCGCACTTGAGTGGGGTGGCACATGGACTTCGTTCGTTGACATGCCCCACTTCCAACTCAACCGAAAGGCCTACCCATGAACGCCTCTATCGTTGCCGCAGTCGTGCGGCACATCCTCACCGCTGTTGGCGGCGGCATCGCTGTCAAGTACGGCGTTGACGGCGCGACCATTGAGACCATCGCTGGCGGCATTGCTGCGCTGGCCGGGCTCATCTGGTCCATTGCAGACAAGCGTGCTCGCTGAGTACAATCCAACAAAGGAGCTCCACCATGGCTTTTATCGACGAACCCGCTGGCACGATCCCTGAAGGCGGTCGCTTCGGTTCCGACACCTACGAGCGCGCACGCGCCTTCATGCGCACCAACGAGGCCGCGCCCTCCACCGCCGCCCCTGCCGCCAAGGCGGCACCGGTTGTGTCGTCCCGTCCCAAGTCCACTCCGATGGCTCGTCCGTCGACGGGCACACCTGCAGGCACTGGCACCTCGATGCGCCGCGCTGACTCTATGGGCACCCCGGCTGGTACTGGTGCCGCCATGCGCAACACCGACGCTCGCGCCGAGCGCATCGACGCCGCCATGCAGGGCATCCGCGAGGCGGGCACCTACAGCGACACCCCGGCTCCCGGCCGCCCGGTGTTTGTCCCGGTCATGGGCGGTGGGCGTGCGCTGGAAGCGGTTCCCCGCGCGCTGCAGGGTATGAAACAGGCTGCTCGTCTGGGCGGCCCCAGCACTGCTCGCTCGGCTGGTCTGCCCGGCCCCGCCCCTGCGCCTGCAATGCCTCGTGTGGGCACCAACCCGCCCGCGCCTCGCCTGGGCCGTAACACCCCACCGCCAGCAGCATCTAAGCCGCCGATGTCCCGGGCAGAGGCCAGTCCGCGCTCGCGCACCCGCTTCAACCAAGACGAGTCGGGTATGGAGTTCCGCAACGGCGGCATGGTGAAGTCCACCCCGAAGTCGACCAAGTACGCCTGCGGCGGCCCGGTCAAGAAGGCTTGAGGTAACGTATGGCCGATATGCTGACCGCCGACGAGCTACGCGCACGGTTTTATTACGACCGCGAGACCGGGCACTTCTACCGTCGCTTTGCGCAGGGCGGTCAGCTCCCGTGGAGCCGCGCTGGATACGAGGTGTCTAAAGGTTATCACCAGCTTAAAGTTGGCGGTAGAGCCTACCGCACCAACAGGCTTGCGTGGTTGTATGTTACCGGGGAGTGGCCTGCGCATCAGATAGACCATATCAACCGCGACCCTTCCGACGACCGCATCGAAAATCTACGGGATGTGCCACAGAGCGTCAACAAGCGCAACTGCCGCATGTATGCCAACAACACAAGCGGCTTTAGAGGGGTGATCCGCGCAGGTAAAAAGTGGGCAGCCCAGATAACGACTGGCGGGGTGTGCAAAAAACTAGGCACTTTCTCTACGCCAGAAGCCGCACACGCGGCATACCTAGCTGCTAGGGAGAACGGGTAATGGCCGGCACCGCGATCAAACTGGCAAAATTTTTCGGAGTCGCACCAAAGATATCCCCGGAGCTGCTGCCGGATACCGTCGGCCAGTACGCGTTCAACCTCGAGCTTTCCTCGGGCGACCTGCAGCCCTACCGGCTTCCTGCGCCGGTTGCTGCGCTGGACAAGCCCGGCACGATCAAGACGATCTACCCACTGGTCGACACCAGCACGGGTGAGCTGAAGTGGCTGCACTGGACTACCGACGTCGACGTGGCTCGGGCACAGCTCGAGGGCGACACGACCCAGCGCATCTACTACACCGGCGATGGCGCCCCCAAGGTCACCAATTACGACTTGGCCACATCAGGCTCGCAGTACCCGACGCAGAGCTACACGCTGGGCCTGCCCCTGCCGGCCGCCACGCCAGTGGCCACTGCCACCACGTTCACGACGGCCAAGGTGTCGACCTACGCACGCGATGCTGGCAACACAGCCACTATCGTCACGGCCGCTGCGCACGGGCTGACCACCGGGGACTACGTCACCATCAGCAAGGTGGATGACAACACGTTCAACCTGACGAACACGCCGGTCACGGTCGTCAACAGCACTACGTTCACCTACTTCAACTTCGGTGGGCAGGTGGCGACTACGACCGAGACGACCGACTCCGGGTTCACCGCCAAGACGGTTTCGTCCTATGCGCGGGATGCCTCCGGTGTCGCAACCATCGTCACCACGGCTGTGCATACCCTGGCGGTGGGGGACTACGTCACCCTGACGAACATAGACAACGCCTCGTTTAACACCACCAGCGCGCGTGTGTTGTCGACGCCTACCACGTCGTCGTTCACGTATTCCAGCCCTGGCGCCGTGGTCAGCACCACAAGTGAGACGACAGCTCCGCTGGGCCAAGTCGTCCGGGTCAATCAAGGCACTGTCGAGCTGGCCGGCAGCACGCTGCCTCGCACCTACGTGTTTACCTACTACTCCCAGTGGGATGAGGAGTCGGTGCCATCCGAGCCTTCGGAAACCATCTTCGTCAAGGAGGGACAGACCGTCACCATCTCTGGACTGCCTTCGAGCTGGACGCACGGCGCAGGCTACAACACTACAGGCATGAAGGTGCGGATTTACCGCTCGGTCGTAGGCGTCAGCGGTACGTTCTACTTCAAGGTGGGCGAAGTCGACCTGGGCACCACGACCTTCGTGGATGACGTCGACGTTTCGACGCTGGATGAGCTGCTCGAATCCGAGGACTACGACCCGCCGCCGGACAATATGCAGGGGCTGCTGGCGATCCACAACAACATGCTGGTGGGCTTCTTCGGCAACACCATCTGCTTCAGCGAGCCCGGCAAGCCTCATGCGTGGCCGATCAAGTATCGCCGACAGGTGGATGCCGAGATCGTCTCGCTGGCTGCTTTCGGCACTACGCTGTTGGCGCTGACCGACCGCACGCCGTGGAAACTCGACGGCAACAACCCGGCAGCCATGTCTGCCGCCCGCACCGATTACATCCTGCCCTGCGTGTCCAAGCGTTCGGTGATCAACATCGGCTTTGGTGTGGTGTGGTCATCGGCCGGCGGTCTGGCGGTGTACTCGACGTCGATAGGCACTGACTATCTGACCAAAAACGTCCATAGTTGGACTACATGGCCTATCGCGGTGACCCCTTCGGCGCTCTACGGTGCGTACTATCGGGGTCGCTACTTCGGGTCGGACGGCACCAACACGTTCCTGTTCGAGCGCAACGACCAGATCGGTGGGCACCTCGTCGAGACAGACATCCAGTTTACCGCTGCGCACTACCGGGCAGCGGAGGATGCGTTCTACTACGCCCACGACGGGGTTGTGTACCTGTGGAACGCTCCACAGGCTCCGGCAGCCACTCTCGATTGGAAGTCTAAGGTCTTCACGACCAAATCCCCGATCAATATGGGCGCGGCTCGGGTGATCGCAGATTACGGCGACACCGAGAGCGCCGAGCAGATTGCTGCGCAGAACGCGGCCATCGTGGCTGCAAATGCCGCCCTGATCGCAGGCGGCACCAACCCGATGGGGGCGCTGGCCACCAGCATGGCCAATGAGCTGACCCTGGCTACCAGCAGCTTGACTCCCCTGATAGGTGACGACCCGGATGTGCTGTTCCAGCTGTTCGTAAACAAGGAGCTGGTGTTCACGCGGTCGCTGACCAGCAGTGAGCCCTTCCGTATGCCTACTGGGTATAGGGCCGACACCTTTGAGATCCGCGTGGCGACGAAGGTCCGCATTCGCGCCATCCACTTGGCCGAGACCATGCAAGGCCTGAAAGGTACCTGATGCCGCAGTTCCAAGGCATACCCGCCATCCCCAACGAGCGCCTGCCGCAATGGCAGTACGACTTACTGGCAGCACTCAAAGAGAACATCGAAATTTTGATGGGCGTCCGTGGCCCCGGCCGTGCGCTGACCAACGACGCTGTCGGCGCCGCGCCTGGAGAGTTTCAATCCATGCGGCAGGTGTCTGCGCGGGGCGACTACGTCACTGTTGGCTCGTACGGTGTGCCCGTGATCGAAGATTACGTCAAGCTGCTCAATGATGTGCAGCAGTTGGCGACCGACGTGTCTAAAATACAGGATGCGCTCAACGCGCTTCTACAGAGCATGAGGAATTGATATGGCCACTCGAATGGATCGCGTTGCTGGCGCCGCCGCTGCAGGTGGACCCGCTTCCGGTGTCAACTATTTTGCGGCCCCCGGTGAATACCGAGGCGCTGCCAACATAACTCCGGGCGCCGGTGACCTCACGTTTGAGGACGAGCCCTACGACATTGGCTTGCGCGAAGGGAGTTCAGGAGGCTCCGCGCCCGTGACTTCCCCCGGCACTCCGGAGTCTGCAGCTACGCTTGGCAACCTCGGCTACGGCCTGGGCATCGCCGGGCAGGTGATGGGCGATCCCAGCCTCAGTATGGCTGGCGGCACGCTCGGCGCTGTGGCTGCGGGGCAGCAAGGGAACTTCGGCCCTGCAGTGGGTATGGCTACGGGCCTCATGACGGGTAATCCTGGGCTGGCAACAGCGGCCAACCTCGGCACGCAGATGGCCACGGGCACTTTCAGCGCTACGCCTTCCAATATCGGCGGGCTTGTCGGTGGTCTGATGGGCGGACCAGTTGGTGGGTTCGTCGGCAGCCAACTTGGCGGCCTCGCGCAGGATGCGCTTGCGAACAACCCGGATGTCGCAGCCAGTTTGGCCAATGCAGTCAACACCGTGTCTCTCGGCTACGTCGATCCGATGGACGCCATGATGGGATTGACCGGCAACTTCGGCGCTGCCCCTGGCCCCAGCTTCGGTGACGTGGCAGTGAGTAGCCCCGTAAGTGTGGGCACCGTTGAAGGTACTCCTCTGGGCGCGCCGACCGGTGATACGGGTGGCGGTGGGTATGGCACCAATGCCGGCACCAGCGCGGAATCGGGCGCAGGCCAAGCAGGTAACTCAGCAGGGTCTGGAACTGGCACTGACTCTGATGGCGCTGGCACCAGCTTCGCCGCTGATGGCGGTCTCGCTACACCGACTGGTTTCTCGCAGGTTCCTGGCCTGACCCGGCGCTACGCCGACGGTGGCCCTCTGCTGGCTATGGGCTACGCTCAAGGCGGTTCGGTGCAGATGGGCCCGACGCCGGGCAGCACCAGCGTGACGGCGCAAGTCAACCGCATCCTGCGGGATCCGCGTCTGAAGCAGGAAATCGCCGCCCGCGCCCAGGCACTGATGGACTCCGGCGAGCTGACCACCGACGAGGTGCAGATCATGGCCCGCGTGGCAGAGGCTGCCATGTACAACCAGCAACTCTACCCGCAACTGCGCCAGTTCGTCGCCGAGCAGGGCATGACCCCGTTGCCGGCCGCCTATGACCCGGCGACCATCGTGAAGATCATGGCGATCGCTCGCGTGCTGCAGGAGGTGCAGCCGGCTACGCCGCCCGGCCAAGTTCCTCCCGTCGAGCAAGCCCAGGTCAGCCCGCCGCCCGGCATGAAACAGGGTGGCCTCATCAACGGCCCGGGCACCGGCCGTAGCGACTCCATCGGCACCATCAACCGCAGCAGCGGCGAACCCGTGTCCGTGGCCAACAACGAGTACATTATCCCCGAGCATGTCGTGCGTATCAAAGGCCGCGAGTTCTTTGACAAGCTGCTGGCTCGCTACGAAAATGCACCGAAGGAGCAAGCATAATGGCTGACTACTACGACTTCGACTTCGGATACACCCCCACGACAGATTTCTCGGCCGGCGCAGATTACAGTTTCGACTCCGGCGGCAGCTACGGCCTGCAGGCTCCGAACTATACGCCGAGCTATACCCCGAGCAGCGACTACTCGGCTGGCGCCGACTACGGGTTCACGTCCTCGGGCGGAACCGGCGGCCAAGGATTGCAGGCGCCGTCCTACGACTTCGGCTACACGCCGAGCTACGGCAACTTTGGCAGCTCCGGTGCAGGCGGCAACTACGTGCCGACGCAAGGCGCGTACTGGGACACGGTGTTCTCCGCAGGCTCTCCCGTTGGCAACTATGGCCTTTCGGCGGGCACTGGCGCGCCGACGTTGCAGGCTGGCACGGGCGCCGCTGGTCTTCAAGGGCCGACGATGGGCGCTGGCCCGCAACTGTCTGCTACCCCCGCAGTGGGCAACGCCGGCGTTACTGGCGACTTTGGCAACCTGGGGCAGACCGCTGAGAGCGCTCTTGGTGGCATTGAGGCTTGGGGTCGCCAGAATCCGCGTCTGGCCTCTTTGCTGACCCAGGGTGTGGGCCTGCTGGCCAACGCCTCCGCACAGCGCCGCGCCAACGACCTCATGAAGCAGCAGCTCGCCATGCAGCAGCGCCAGAACGAGCAGCAGCAACAGGTTTTCGCCAAGAACACCGGCATCGCCGACATGCGCAACCAGCTCGCGCAGCAGCAGATCAACCAAGCGTTGAGCCTGTACAACCCGCAGGAGCTTGGGCAGCGTGGCATGGCCCAGCAGCAGGCCGCTACCGGCCGGCAGGTGCAGCAGCTCGAGCAGCAGATGGCTTCGCGCGGCTACAGCCCAGCAGACATCGCGGCAGCCAAGCGCCGCGCGCAAGTCGGCGGCGCGCTCAATGCTACCCAGGGCTACATGCAGGGCTACGACACCGGCCGCTCTGCGCAGCAGGGCGCGCTCACCAGCGCGGTGAATTTGGGCCAGCAGTACGGTGCCGCTCCGACGCCGGCCGATATGTCGCAAGCTGCGACTGCTCTCAGCACCATGGGCACGCAGGCAGGCCAGAACTACGCGAGCATGCTCGGCGGTCTGCTGGGCAACCCGACCTACGAAGCCACGAAGCGCACACAAGAATCCTCGGCCGCTGCGACCCGCAGGCGCCTCGGCCTGCCCGCACAGTAAGGAGCCCTCATGATTCAGACCCTGGGCCTCGCCCTCCCCAACCGAGACGCCTTGCTGGAGGCAGAAGCCCGCCGCGCCCAGATCGGTGATGTCGGCCTGCGCCGCGATGTGCAGTTCGGCGAAGACATGGCCAACCTGCGCTCCCAGGAAGCTCTGCGCGCTGCACAGACGCTGGGCCAAGAGCCCGGCCTGCCCACTGGCATGGCGATCCCCACGGCGCAAGGCGCACAGCCGGCGCCGGCTGCAGCACCCGCAGCGCAACCGCAGGCAGGACTCCCCTCGGCTGCCATGCCCCCTGCAGCCAGCGCCGCTGCTGCGCAGACCGACAAGATGCGTGGCGCAAGTCGCAAGGCAGCCAAGCAAAAGGCCGAACAGACATGGCCTGATCTCGGCACCGGCGCTGACATGTTGACCTACCCGCTCCGCCTCGGCGCAGCGGTGGGTGCGCGCATGTTCCCGGGGCAGTCCGACGAAGAGCGCCGCGTCGCTGAGACCCGCCGCTCGGGTGTGATCGAGAAGACGGCTGCTGATTTGCAGGCGCTTGACCGACAACTCACCCCGGAGTTCTTCGCCCGCCAGCGGCAAGTTGAGAGCGGCGGCGACCCCAACGCTGTGAGCCCCAAGGGCGCCGTCGGTCCCATGCAGACCATGCCGGGTACGCTGCGCAGCCCCGGCTTCGGCGTGATGCCTGCCCGTGACAACTCCCCTGCGGAGCTGCAGCGTGTCGGCGAAGACTATATGCGCGCCATGACTCGCCGCTATGGCGACGTAGCTACCGCGCTGGTGGCGTACAACTGGGGCCCAGGCAACACCGATCGCTGGCTGGCAGCCGGCGCCAACCCGGCGCAACTCCCGGCCGAGACTCGTGGCTACCTGCAGAAGATGCTAGGCAGCACTCAACAAGCCGCTGCACCGGCGCAGCCGGCTGCTCCTGCAGCAGGGATCCCCACGCAACAAGCCGCTGCCTCTGCCGCAGCGCCGCAGTTCGCTCCGGTCGCCATGCCGGAGGGGTACATGGGCTTGCCGCCTCGCGAGATGGCTGTGGCCCAGCAGCGTCTGCAGCAGATCCAGGCGATGTTCAACGCCACACGCGATCCGGCGCAGCGTAGCGCCCTGATGGGGCAGTACCAGCAACTGCAAAACTCGATCTACGAGACCCAACTCGCTACCGCCGCACAGCGCGCGTCGGCTGGCGACGAGCAGTCCCTGTCTTCGCTGGCCCAGGCCGCGCAGCAGTACATCGTTCGCACTGGCGACGGCCGCTACGCGCTGGCTACCCAGGACCGCGCCACAGGCCAGTTCGTGCCGAATCCCAACCAAGTCGGCACTGCGCAGGACGTTGCTCAGTACCTGCTCAACCAAGCGTCTGCGACTCGTCGCGCCGCTGCACAGGCGCTGGCCACCAAGCAGCAGGAAGAACTCATCAAGGCGCAAGGTGCGGGTGCTCGCGCAGCCGCCGAGCTGCCGGCGCAGATCCGTCTGGAACAGGCCAAGCTCAACACCGCCATCCAGCAAGAACTTGCGAAGGCAGAAGTCATGGGCCGTCGCCCTGCCAACGTCGTTGCACTGAAGGACAACATCGGCAATACCACTGGCGCGATCATCGTCTACAACGACGGCTCGTACAAGCAAGTTGGTGGCGGCGAACAGACCACAGACGGCGGCATGCGCGTCGTGCAGTAAGCTACACAGCAAGAGGCTCGCTCGGTAGAATAGCCCCAGATCACCTCGAGGCTATTCGATGAAGAACCCCTTCAACACTGACGAGTCCGCCAACGCTGCACTTGTGGGTGGCAACACTGCCACCTCTGCTGCTGGACTGCGCATGCCCGGCATGCTCCCGAATCCGGCTGACGTCCGCCCTGTGGCGGGCCTCGGCCTGCCGGGCACCTTCGCGCCGTCGGCTTCCAACGCTGCGGCCGATGCCATGCTCGCGGACATGGAGCGCCAGACTGCCACCATGATGGCAGGGCTGCAGCGACCTGCTCCGGCTCCCACGCCGGTTGTGGGGTACAACCCCCAGACCAAGCAGTTCTTCAGCGGTGGCCGCACGTTCTCCGCCGAGTTGGGCGAGGCGCTGCCGGCGCTGCAGGGGGGCCTGTTCGACGCCGACAACCAGCAGGTGCCGCAGGGCTTCCTCAAGGTGCGCGCCGAAGACGCCAAGGCCAAGGTGCAGAAGGAGTACGAGTCGCTGGGCATGGGCGCGGCGTTCGGCCGGCAGGCCGGCACGGCGCTGGCCGGCGTGGGTTCTACGCTGCGCGACATCGGCGTGCCCGGCGCGCGGGCGGTTGAGCAGTACGGCGCTGAGATGGCGGCAAACCGTCCGGCCCAGGTGACGCAAGCTGGCGACATCCTATCGCGCCCGGGGCAGTTCGCCGCTGAGACCGCAGGCGAGGTGGGGTTCGACGTGGCCTCTACCCTGGCAGCTGGTAAAGTCGGTGCGTTGACGGGCGGCGCCGTTGCTGGACCTGCAGGTGCGCTGATCGGTGGTGCCGGCGGCATGTTGCTGTCTCGCCTCTTCCAGACCTACGGCGGCATCCGGCGTGAGCAGCGTGAAGCGGGCATCGACGACAAGGGGCGTGCGCTGGCGGCCGGCGCGGCCTCTGCCGCACTGGAGATGCTGGGCCCCGAGGCTGCACTGGCTCGACTGGTCGGCAAAACCGCGACGACTACGGCCACCGCTGCCGGTAGGCAAGGTGTCGATCTGCTCAAGCAGGTGGGCGCTGGCGGCGCGCGGCAGGCGGCCAAGACCATCGGCACTGGTGCTGTACTGGGCGGCGCGGCGGAAGCCATCACGGAGCCCCTGCAGTCCACTCTTGAGCGCTTCGGCGCCTACAAGCCACTGACCGGTGCCGACGCTCTCAACGAATACCTGATGGGCGCGGCCAAGGGCGGCTTGGGCGGCACCGCGTTCGGCGGCATTACCTCGACGCTGGAGTACAACCGCGCAGCCAACTTCGTCGACAACTTCCAACAAGATGTCGAGCTGGCTCGCCAGCCAGTGGTGACCCCGCAGGTGTTGGAAGCCCGGCAGCGTGTCGAGGCGGTGCTGCAGGGCGGCTCCGACGATCCCAACTTCGACCGGCAACTCCAAGAGTTCCGCACCCTGCTGCAGTCGATCGAGGCACAGGCCTCCGCAGCGCAGCGCGCCGACGACCTCAACACCGGCGCCACCGTGGACCTGACTGGTGCGGCCAACACCATGCCGACTCCGGGCGCTGCCCCTGCGCCTGCTACCGTTGCGCCTACGCAACAAGTCGCTGGTGTGGTCCCGCCTGTCCCGCCCGTAGTGCCTGCCGCTGCTGCTCCCGTCGCACCTATTGCGCAGCCTGCTCCCGCTGTGGAACCCGAAGCGGCACCAGCGGCTGAAGTTGCACCCGCTGCCGAGGTTTCCCCCACAGAGCAGCCCGTTGCGGACGCCGAGCAGGCGCCGGACACCCCCGAGGCCCAGACCCAAGACCAACTCGCTGCCGAGAAGGCAGCCAAGATCCAAGAAGACCTCGACAAGCTCGAAGCTGGCGTGGCCTACACCGGCAACCAGAAGGCGGCTGGGCGCAAGACCAGCGTGTCGCCCCAGGTGTTTGCAGCCATCCGCAACGCGATCCTGAGTCCCAACAGCGGCACCATGGTGCGCAAACCCAAGTCTGCCATCATCGACCGAGAAGCCACCGAGCAGTACGGCCCGCTGATCAAGGCGATCGGCCGTGCGGCACGCGCCTTTGCCGAGGCCCACAACTACCTGCTCAACCAAGGGCAGAACCTGCTGCGCGAAAACCCCATGGCATCCGGGAAAGCGCCGCTTAAGCCGACAACCAAAGAGCGGAAGACGGCGCAGGAACTGGGCGTGGACGCAGAATACATTGCAGCGATACGACTGGCCGAGAACCGCATTGGCGGTAGCATGTCGTACAAGGGCGCGCGCAAGGGGCAGATTACTGGCCTTGAGCCGGCCGAGCGCGAGTTCACGCAGGCCTACGCAGAACTGCGCCAAGCTGTTGCAGCTCTGGGCGGTGAGCAGAGCGTTGACAAGAACCTCGACGTCATCGTGCGCCTCATGAAGGACCGTGCGCTGAACGCGGCATACCCGGCGTCGGAGGAAACCAAAGCTCTGTGGGCCAAGATCGACATGCGCAAGTCCAGCGGCTGGGCCAAGGCCAAGCGCGGCGCGCTCACCACCGAAGGGGTCAACCGGTTCGACGTGTCGGGTGGAGAAAAGCGTGAGTCGTTTGAACGCGGCGGTGCCGGCACGCTCAAGAACGTGGCCTCTGGTGGGCGGCCTGGGTACGACCAAGGCGGCCTTGATGCTGTCCTGCGGTATGTTCGGCGCCACGGCACCCCCTACGAGCGCATGCTGGCTGTCGGACTGCGCGAGTCGTTCGACGCTATCGGCGTGCCCGGCCTTGAGTTCATCGAGGCTGACGCAGAGAACCAGACCCCGCGATACGACCCCAACACCAACACTATCTACATCCATGCGAACGAGAGCTTCGGCGTAACGCTGCACGAGGCCCTACACGCAGCGACTCATGCGTTCGTGTACAACCAGCCGAACGCAGCTCCTGTGAAAGCCTTGCGCGATACACTCACCCGGGTGTTGAAGTTCGACGTGCCAGACGGCATCTCGGCCCGTGCAGCGCAGGGTTTCCTCGACGTGCAGGCTGAACTGCAGCGCCTGTCCGACGCCGGCCGCGAAGCGGATGCGATCCTCGAGCTGATCTCCTACACGAACACCCACAACGAGTTCCGCTCGGTGCTGGAGATGACTACGTCGGCTGACCCCACCACCCACACCCATGGGTTGCTAGATGACGTCTGGAACGCCCTTGTGGCGGTAGTTGAGCGCCTGCTCGGCACCAGCAGGTCGGTGGCCGCCGACGTGATCCGCAACACGTACCAAGTGATGCAGGGCAACGTGAAGCTGGTTAAGGATATTCAGGCGCAGGAGACTACCCTGCAGCGCCAAGGCTACAACATCCTCGAGGCAGCCATCGCCAGCGGCGCGCCGATCGTGCAGGCCCAGCCCACCCCGCAGAACCCGATGCCGGTGATGACCCCGCAGGATCTGCGCCAGTACGCCACCAAGACCGCGCCAGTGCTGTTGAGCACCCGCTGGATGTTCGACATGGTCGGCTGGGGCAAGATCAGCCCGGCACTCAACAAGCACATGCCGAGGCTCAACAAGTACATCCAAGAGAAGTTCCCGTCGCTCTCGGGCTACCTGAGCCTGATCCACAGCCGCATCAACGTCCCGCCGGGCTTCTCCGAGTACATGGACACGTTCAAGTACAACAAGAACGTCGGCTACGTGCAGGCTGAGTACCTCGCGCACCTCGTGGAGACCCAGGATCGCGACACGGTGCTGGCCATCTTCGACTACCTCGACGGCAACAAGCAGGCGCTGGACAACGTCAAGGGAGGCGCGGTCTACGCCGAGATCGCCGACAAGGTCAACGCATGGCTCGACGAGTACATCGACCTGCTGCCGGCCAGCGACCAAGCATACTTCCAAGGCCACAAGCTGTCCGAGTCCCTGCTGTATGCTGACCGCTCGGCACAAGTCGCCAGCACGTCGCTGGGTGCGCGCAAGCTGCGCGAGATCATCGGTCTGCAAGAGGACAAGCAGCACACCATACACGCCCCGTGGGTGAAAAAAGATGCCAACGGCGCCCCGGTCTACAAGGACACTTACTACCGCGTCTATGGCCCTGCCGCGAAAGGCGCAGAGACCGTTATCGCATTGCAGGGCTACATCAGCCGCGAGCTTGCAGACGCTGGCACGGTGCCGCTACAAGCGGGGTACACCATCGACCGCAGCCGCGTCTGGCGCATGACGCACTTCAACGACAAGGGCTACTTCTACACGTCGAACATGACGCCGGCCCAGGCGCTGGATGCAGGCAAGGCTGCTGATCTGGCCAACGCGCTGCGCAACACCATGGCAGCACTGGCCGGCAACTACGCTTCGCGTACCTTTTTCACCTCGGCTGCCAGCTTCGGCTACGAGAACGGCCAACCCACCGAGATCTCGGTCGCGTTCGACAGCCAGGAAGCAGCCAAGGTCGCCAACGGCGGCTACGCGCTGCGCGACTCGCAGCTCATCGACCTGTCCGAAGGCGCCACCAAGGCCAAGGATGTGCGCAACCTGCTGCGCCAGCCGGGCATGTGGGTCAAAGTGCCGGACCAGCCGGCCTATGGCGACCTCGCCGGCAAGTTCATGCCGGGCCCGACGTGGACCGCGCTGCAGGACATGAGCGACCGCACCCCACTGGTCAACAGCCGCATGTATCGCCAAGGGCTGCAGTGGTTCAAGAAGTCCAAGACGGTCTACAACCCGTCGACCCACCTGACCAACATCGGCTCCAACTTGGCGCTGATGTCTCTGCACGGTATCTCGTTCAAGGCGCTGGGCGAAGCCGCCAGGATCTACGCCGCATTCTCCATCCGCCCGGACACGCTGTCCGACGAGCAGCGCAAGCTGATCTCCTCGTTCATGAACTCCGGCGCCATGCTGGGCGACTACTCGAGCAGCGAGGTCAAGGACGCCATCTACAACGCCCTACGTGACCGCACCGAGGCCACATCTCTGACTGGCGACATCATGGCGGCGATGAACTACGAGAAGGCCAAAGCCATGGCCCTGCGGACCATCGGCAACAAGCGCGGCGGTGCGGAGAAGGTGGTCAACGGGGTCAAGGTCGCCGCCCGCGTGATGGAGGAGGCCTACGCCGTCGAGGACAACGTGTTCCGTCTGGCCGCCTTCCTGAACAAGGCCGGCGAGCTGCAGCTCCAGCAAGGCAAAGCGGTTGCCGATGCCGAGATCATGCGCATGGCAGGCAAGTTCGCTGCTGGCGCTTTCGTGGACTACGACATCGACTCCAAGGCAGTGCGCTGGGCTCGCCAGACCTTCTTCCCGTTCATCTCGTTCACCTACGGCATCATCCCGGTGCTGGGCCGCATCGCCCTGCACTCGCCGTGGCGTCTGGCCAACCTGCTGACCATGTACTACGTGCTGGCGGCGCTGCTGGAGACCGAGGACGACGAGGAGCTGCGCAAGAAAGGCCCCGAGGCGATGCGCGAGCGCGTGTACGGCATCGGCCCCTACATCAACGTCCGCATCCCTGGCCTGGGCGACGAGAAGAACCCGGTCTACTACCCGCTGGGCAACTGGATCCCGATGGCATCGGCGCTCAAGGGCCAGCCACAGGGCTTCATGGGCATCGACTGGATCCCGTCCATGATCACCCCGAGCAATCCGTTCTTGAGCGTGGCCATCGCGCTGGTTGGGGGCGTCGACCCGTACACCGGCAAGGACATCCACAAGGTGACCGACACCGACTTCCAGAAGTTGGTGACCTCGACCAAGTTCGTCTACAACACGGCAGTGACCCCGGCGCTGTCGACCAAGCAGTTCGAGACCGCTGGCGCTGTGCTGACAGGCGACAAAACTATCACGGGTTCGGCGGTCAGCACCCTACCACTGCTGCGCACCCTGGGCCTGTCGCTCAACACGTTCAACGTCGACGACCAGACCCTGTACCGTGGCATCGAGATCCAGAAGCTGCAGCGCGAATACCGCGCCGCCATGCGCGACGCTGCCCGCAAGGAAGCCCGCGAAGGATCCCCGGACTACGCAGCCCTTGACGAGAAGCTGCGCGAGTTGCATGCTCGCATGGTTGAAGACATCACCAACGTACAGGAGGGCAAGTAATGCCTAAGACACCCGCTTGGCAGCGCAAGGAAGGGCAGTCTGAAAAAGGGGGTCTGAACGCCAAGGGCCGCACTAGCTACAACAAGGCCAACCCGGGCAAGCCCGGGCTCAAGCCCCCGGCGCCGAACCCCAAGAACGAGAAGGACTCCGCAAGGCGCAAGTCATTTTGCTCAAGAATGCAGGGGATGAAAGAAAAGCTCACGAGCGAGAAAACAGCGAAGGATCCCAACTCCCGCATCAACAAGTCCCTCAAAGCCTGGAACTGCTGACCATGCCCTTCAAATCCCAGAAGCAAGCCAACATGATGCGCGCCGCTGCGCATGACCCCGCCTTCGCCAAGAAGGTCGGTGTGCCGATGAAGACCGCCAAGAAGATGGTGGCCGACAGCAAAGGCAAACCCACTACCCCAACCAAGAAAGGAGCCAAGTGATGGCAACGAAGAAAGCACCCATGTTCATGGGCAAAGAGTCGAAGATGGAAGAGAAAAAGGAAAAGGCCATGAAGGCAAAGAGCCCCATGGCCTACAAGAAGATGGAAGCCAAGGAAGGCGTCCACGGCAAGGGCAAAGCCAAGCCTAAGATGAAGTGATCACTTCATGCCGGCGTTCTTGGTGCGGGCAAATGACCTGTTCTTGGACGCCGGCACAGCCCGCAGGTTGCCGGCACCGTTGCCGCCACCCTTGGCAATCGGCGTCTTGTGGTCGACGTCCTTGCCGTCCCCCTTGCTCACGACGCCCTTCTTCTCCATGGCCGCACGCGCGGCGTTGCGCTTGGCCCGGTTGGCGATCTGCTCGGGCTTTGAATGATAATTCTGATACTCAGACTTGTAATCACGTGGCATGGTTGTTCGCTCCTTAATAGCACCCGGTCAGGTCCGGCGGGGCATAGTTGTGCCCCTTGGTGATCTTGCCGTTCTCGCCCCGGACTGGTTGTCCATTGTCGCCGAACTTGCTCCAGTTGCTGCGATTGACCCGCTTGACCGCCTCTTCCATCTCCATGCCAGCGCAGTAGCCGACGCCTACGGCCGTGACCACTTGATCGGCCAGCTCCTTGGCGAAGTTGGCGCGTCGCGCGGGCGGCAGTATGACGGACACCTCACCGCTCTTGAGCATGTCAGCCATCGCCACCAGCCCGAAGTACAGCGCGACGTCCTTGCCCTCGTGCGTAGTGGCTGCTGAGTCGTCCATGAAGCAGAACTTCAGGTCGGCCAACATCTCCGCCACCTCCTCCAGATGACAGCCGAGCTGCACCTGAAAGTCCTGCGCCGTGGGCTTGCTCCTGGCACGGCGGTGCCAGAGTTCGATGGTGTCAATGCTCATGCTTCGCCCCTTGCCAGATGGCATTTCAGTTCGTAGCCCATCAGCGGCCACAGCTTGTTTACAGCGTTCTCACGTGCGATCTTTCGCCCAATCTCCGCGTCGAAGTTTTCCGGGCTGGCGCAGGCGCTCTCGCCGGTGACGGTGAAGCCGTTGCGCAGGGTCAAAACGCAGAAGGTCAGCAACGTGTGCTCGGTGGTGATCGTCTTCGAGTAATCGCCGGTCATGGTCGCGTGCCCAGCAATGCCCTCGGCAGCAGTGAAGTAGACCTCCTTCACGATGTTGCCATCGATGTCTGCCGGCGTGATGCGCGGCGCCTTGTCTGCGCCCTTGGCCTTGATCAGTTGATCTACCGCTTGATCGCCGGTGCGGGGGGATTCGATGTGAAACATTTCTACTCCTCAGTCAACCAGCATCCAGTCTTCGGCCAGCGTGTCGCTGCCGCTAGGGGCCCAGGTGGCGACGTCCCCCTGCACTGTCTTGAGCGCCAAGTACGCGCGATACGGCACCAGAGCGCCGGCTCCGAAGTGCGCCTTGGCTACATCGGTCTGCGCAGGGTAGCTGTTTGCAGGGACCAGATACACAAACTGCCCTGCCGCGTTCCAGCCTGCGCGCGACACACAACGACCCAGCTTCAGCGCCTCAAGCGCCAAACCAAAGCTCATGCCGGTGGTCGGCCGGTATGCTCGGTCAAACACATCGGCCGGCGACCAGGAGATGTAGCCAACGTGATTGGGGTGATTGCTCTGGCCGCCGTCCAGGTATTCCACCAGATAGCCGGCGTCTTCGCCGTTCTCGTCGGCCGGCACGGTCCAGCCGCGATAGGCGTTGTACTCGGCCCGGCTCATGGCCTGGGCTCGGATCAGTTTGGTGCCGATGTACTGGTTCATGCTTGATCTCCTTGGAGGACGGCCAGCGCCACAGGGCTCTGCACGCGAGCGCTGGTGCCGGTCAGGGCGTCGATGAAACGCGGGTGGTTGAGGTTGATGAGGATGCAGTGGGCTTGGCCCGGGTTGCGGTTGGCGCAGCCCTTGAACATGGTAACGCGCTCGCGCTCGGCGATCAATGCACCGTTCTGCTCCAGCTCGCGGCAGATCCGATCCGAGGAGTCCCGCACGCGCTGCAGCCACGCCTTGAACGTGCCCAGGTTGATCGCCAGCATGCTGCCGGGCATGACCGGGGTATTGGTGTCGTACACGAGTTTGAGACGCGCTACGGCGCGTTCTGGGGCCGGCATGCGGACCTGTTCCTTCTTCGAGCCATAGACCTCCGACACCTCGATGATGCGGTCGTTGTGCTCCTGCAGGAACTGGCCAATGACGTCGAACACGTCCTGACGGTTGTTCAGGGTCTCCTTGCGGAACTTGACGACGTGGTCCAGCAGGTACTCGATGGTGTCGTTGACGTCGAACGGGAACAGGCCGATCTGCTTGCCGATGGTGCCGATGATCCAGCCCGCAATGATGCCGGTGCGGTAGAAGCGCTCCTGCGGCTCGAAGGTGAAGTTGAACTTCTTAAAGAACGCCTTCTCGCCCTTGGCCCACACCTCCTTGGCGCCACCCAGGTTGCACACAGCTTCGACCAGCTCCGGGAATGCCCAGCCGTTGTTCTCGGCCACGAGGTCGAAGAACTCATAGCCGTTGCTCGAGCCAGTGGCGTCGGTCTTGATGAACGTGCGGTCGTGGTGCGGCAGCTCCAGCGTGCGGGCCTTGAGCGGGTCGTTGTTGGCCTGGGCGTACTCGAACTTCTGGTGCAGCGAGATGTTGGTCGTGATCAGCGTGGGGCCATCCCACTTCACCGGCTCGCGGATGTCGCGATCCTTGGACATGGCCAGCTTCTCCCGGCCCTGGCTCAGGTCGTAGGCGAGGTTGACCACGTCGTGGTCGCCGGCCGAGGTCAGCTCGTCGATGGTGCAGGGCAGGTTGTTCAGGATGCCGCGAACCTTGAACAGCGCGTTTGCCGTGTCGTTCTTGTTCATGAACAGCTCCTTGGGGGAGCCGATCAGGCTGTTGGCGGCAATGAGCGCCAGCGACTTGCCGGTCGTGGTCTCCGTCGAGTAGATCGACACCACCATCGACGCGTTGCCGGCCACCGGGCCCAGGATGCCTGCCGTCGCCAGCAGCACTGCCGAGCGGATCGTCTGCGAGCCGGGGCGGTTCAGCATCCGCATGGCCTCGATCCACTTGTCGCGGTCGCCGTGCGGCTTGATGATGTCCGCGAAGCGGTCGGCCGGCTTCTTCAGGCGGCGCTGGGTGTTGCCGGTTGGGGAGTTGAGTACACGCTCGCCACAAAGGAACGAGCCGTCTTCCTGCCAACCGAAGGCAGAGAAGTCCTGGCCGGTGGGGGCCATCTTCTGAACCAGAGTCAGGTAGTCCATCAGGTATCCTCGTAGAAGTTCTTGCGCACCCGCATGCTTGGCGGTGTAGATCTTGCGGTTCAGGACGAAGGACGAGAAGTCCTTGCCCAGGGTAGACAGCACATCGACGGAGTGGTCTCCTTCCTCCCAGCGACCATCCGGCTGCTTGACGATCATGCGGAAGCTCGCCTTCTTGCTGGCGTTGTCGTAGAACTCGTTGATCACATGGATCGGACGGTCCAGCACCATCTTGTCGTCTTCCTTGCTGGACTTCTCGATGGCGTTGCCCTGCTCATCGACGTCCTCCTCGGTCTTGGACGCACCGAGCTTCCAGATCGAGCCGTTCTCCCGCTGCTCGTACCCAGGCGGCATCTCGCGCTTGGTGGCTTCTCCGGTCACCGGATCGGGCTCGGCTACCACCTCTTGGAAGTGAGTCAGCGATGCGGGCGTCTTGACCTTGCTCTTGTGCGGGCAGCCAATGCAGCCGCTAGGGCACAGGTTCTCGAAGGCGTCGCACGTTGGTGGGCCACTTCCCTTCCACGCGTTCATCTTGGCCATGTTGGCGTCGAGGTCGAAGTCAGGGTGCTTGCCGGCGATCTTGATCACCGCTTCCTTGACGTCGATGGCGTACTTGGCCAGCCCCAGCGACACGCGCCACATCGGCTCCTCGACGAGGTTGCCGGCGATGTCCTCGACGCCACCGGTGTACACCAGCCCATGGACCTGCGCGCACTGGTTGGCGACCTTGTCGAGGTCCACGTCGTTGGTCTGCGTGATCGCCGTGGCGATGCTGGACGCTCCCTTGGCGCTGCGCGCGATCTGCGCCTTGGCGACCTGCACCTGATCCACCCAACGCTGCAGGATGCCGACCAGTACCTTGGGGTCGTGGTCGTCGCAGTCGATGACCGCGTGGACCTGCTTCCATGGCTCCTGCTTCTTGTGGTGTGTGCCGACCGGGCGCAGCACCATGGTGGCGTCGTGGATCTTGGTCGTGTCGATCTGCACGCCGTGGTCCTCCAGCGCCAGCCGCAGCGCCTTGGAGATCCGCACCCAATCGTCGCGCTTGATGGCCACGGTCATCGGCCAGTAGCAGTGCAGTCCGTTGCCGGAGGAGACCACCATGGGCGTCGGCATGCCGATCGCCTTCAGGGCTCCGTTGAGCGCTTGCCAGCCCTCCTTCTGCGTGGCGTATGGCTTCTTCTCCCCGATGTCGAGGTCGAGCGCCAGGGTCTTGAACCACGTCGCGAGGTCACTGGTGCGGCGCACCTTGGGCTTACCATTCTCGATCTGCACTGCGTTAGCGAACGAACCAATGCTGAAATACACCGATGTGTACGGTTCAGCATCCAGCTCCAACGCGCGAGCAGCCGCAGTGGCTACAGAGTTGTGCGTGGAATCATTGAAGAAAATTCCACCAGGGCGCAACCCACAAATGATAATCTCGTCAAGGTTGGAAAAAATGCGAGTGAAAAAGTCTGTAGTGTCCAACACATGCCCCTAGATAAAAAACCCCGGCTAGGGCCGGGGTGCCTACGACAAGGATTCTAGCCTCAGTCGAACAGGGAGTCGAGCTTCGCTGCCAGCTCGTCGGACGCCTTGACCGGCGCCACTACGGGCTTCGCTGGCTTACCTGCAGGCGCAGCAATGGGTTGCGTGGCTTGAGCCTGGGCCTCTTCCTCATAGGCGTCGTCGACTGCCGGCGCTGCGGGTAGTGCGGGCTTGACAGCCGGTGCAGCCAGTGCCGGACCTGCGCTCGTGGCGGCGATCTGACGGGTGGCAACCTTGACCGGCTCGGAGTCGATCAGGGCGTCGACGCGGTTGATGGCGCTCTCCGGCACAAAGCCCTTCTGCTTGAAGGTGATCTTCGGGTAGCTGGCTTGGTCGTCGAAGCCCAGCTCGGTGATGGCTTCTTCCGGGCCGATGCCGTAGTTGCCCAGCTCCTTGAAGTACTCACGCAGCGCCTTCATGCCAGAGACCGGCACGGTCAGGCTATAGACCTTCGTGGGGTCAGCAGCCGGCACGACAGCAAGGTGACGCTGGTCGGCGCACATCTTGGACTTGGCACCCGAGGGCAGGATCTTGGAACCCAGCACGTTGTTGGGGCAGTCGGCGCAGCCGGTGTGGACCGGGCGATCGACCGAGGCGTCAGGCTTGAGGCCGTCGTTGGACCAGCAGGCAGGGCGCACGTTCTCCGAGCTGGCATCGTAGGCCTTGCCGTAGAACACCTTCGAGACGCGGGGGTTGGCGCCCACGATGATGGTGTCCAGGGTGACGCCTACAGTGGTCTCCACGCCGCCCTCGACGAGGCGATAGCGGCCAGCACGGATGCTGATGCGCGGGATGCTGACGCCGTCACCGCCGATGGCCTCGGCAATGGCAGACTTCTGACCAGATTGTTGACGTGCGGCAATGCGCGCTGCGATATGGGCGGGGACGTTTGCGATGGTGGACATGGAGTTCTCCAAAAAGTCACTGAGTTACGAAGTTGAGGTCCCCGTCTTTCCGGGGTGTCAGATGGTTCGGAGTGGCTGGATGAAGCACCATATGCCTGAAAGATTCCAAACTACCGTGGAAGAGAAAACGCAGGCGGCTAAGACCTACGCGATCCACTCCGAACCATCAAGAGTGCAGTCTACAGCAAAACAACACACTTGATGATCCTCGTCTTTCCGAGGTGTCAGCGCGGGATTCTTGAAGACCCCCCAGCGCGGGGGCACTGTGCTTACTCGGCAGCAGCTTCGACAGCTTCTTCAGCAGCCGGTGCAGCTTCTGCACCTTCGGCCTTGGCTTCGACGACGACCTCTTGGATCGGCAGACCAGCTTGCAGACCAGCGATCAGCTCGTCTTGCTTGGCCTTACCAGCGTCGAAGCTGGTCTCGGCGATGTGACGCAGGGCAGCGCCCTTGTTGGCGGCACGGACCAGAGCGACGACGGCGCCGGTGGATTTGTTCTTGACAGCGTAGATGTTCGACATATCAGTCCTTTGCGTTGGATTTGCGGAAGTTGAATACCCGCGTGGAAGAGAAGTTTACCCCAGGTGGTGCTTCGCCATATGCTTCGATGTAGCTTTTCACACCAGTCTTGGATGCTCTGGATTCTACAAGATCCCACTGGTTGTGTGCGCGACAGAAATCAAAAAATTCTTCGCGTGACGCAACCGTGGCAGTGTTGTGCGTCGACCAGTATGCCGTGCCCATCGGGGTTTTCACGGACTCGAGTCCGTCTTCCTGGGCCTTTGCAGTAAACCAGTTCTCCAGCAGGGTCATCTCCTGTAGCAGCTTGGCGCGGGCCGCCTTGTGTTGCCGATCGAGTTCGTCGACTTGGCCGCGCAGTTTGAGGTAGCGCTCGGCGCCTTCTTCGTAGTTCATGGACTGTTTCTCCGGGTTGTGTTAATCGTCACTGTTTACACCTTGCACCAAGTTCAAGAACTCAGTGAGTGTATTTTGCTTCATTCTCAGGCGTCTGTAAAGTTCTTGCTCGAACGTCGTTGCCCATATATGCCAAACCGTTGTCTTTCCTGTTGTAGAAAGTCTACGAATCCTGGCATTGGCTTGCTCATATGACTCCAATGAGTAGATCGGCGCATACCAAATTATGTCTTTTGATCGTGTCAGTGTCAAACCATGCGAAGCCACTTTCGGATGGGCCAACAAAACTCTGATGCTATCCGTGTGTTGAAAGTCGTTGAAGATCTGGTCGCGCTCTGCCTTGCTAGTGTCGCCGTTGACCAGCGCCACGTCGTATCCGTCGGCCACGAGCTTCTCCTTGAGCCAGAGTTGCACGCCCTTGAGCGGCACGAACACGATCACCTTGTCCCCGACCTCGTCGATCAGCTCCGTCAGCGACTGGTAGCGGTGGCTCGCATCGACCAGCACTGGGCCGGTGTCTGCGTAGGCCACGCCACAGACGATCTGCAGGAGCTTGCTCAACAGCACGGCCGAGTTGGCCGCCGTCACCTCACCCGCTGCGAACGCCACGCAGGCGTCCTCCTTCATCTCCTTGAACGCCTTGGCCTGCACCGGCGTCAACTCGGTCTTGCGGCCCACGAAGTTGGTCTGGGGCAGGTCCTTGCACTCGTCCAGCGAGAACCGGATCGAGGGCTGCAGCACCCGGCGACAGGTCTCCAGCGCGTCAGGACGCGGCACCCAGCGGAACTGGGTGACCTTCTGCATGACCAAGTCCTTGAACGTGGTGAAGCTCTTGGGCACCGAGGGCGAGTCCACCAGCCGAGCCAGTGTCCAGGCGTCCGAGGGCGACTGCGAGATGGGCGTGCCGGTGAGCAGCCACAGCCAGGGCTGGTGCTGCTGGACCCACTTGTAGAACAGCTTGAACCGCAGGGATCCCGGCGTCTTGAGCGCCGTGGCCTCGTCGTAGATCACCACGTCGAACCCCTCCAGATGCTCGCGCATGTTGGTGAAGCAGTCGTGGTTCATGATGACGTACTGCAGCCCAGGCTTCTCCAGCAGCTCCAGGCGCTTGGCCTTGGTCTTGGACCCGTCGATGATCTCGAAGGAGCGGTGCGGCAGGTGGTGCCGCAGCTCGCGCCCCCAGACTACCTTGAGCGTGGAGAGCGGCGCGATGATCAGCACCTTGCGCACCACACCCTCGGTCAGCAGGAAGTCGGCCGCCCAGATGGAACTGATCGACTTGCCCGTGCCGGGAGCGTTCAGGCACAGGCAGCGCCGGTGCATGGTGAGGAACGCAGCAGTCTCCTTCTGGTGCTCCATCGGACTGAACCGCGCGGGCCAGTCGTAGTAGTGCAGGATCGGCGCCGGCACGCTGAAACCCAGGTTCTTCAAGACGATCGACTCCTCCACGCCGTAGGGCATGGCCAGCAGCGTCTCGCCGCCGTGGTCGATCTGCTTGGCGTGCGGGATCACCGTGGCCACCGTGGCGTTCGCGTCGCTGTTGATGACGATGCGGCGCTTGTCAGGCATCACGAGCATGCTGCCCACTCCTTGAACTCAGCGGCCCAGGCTTCGAGGTTCTTCTCGTTGACGATCCAGGCCGGAGCGCCTGCGGCTTTCACCTTGGCGATCTCCCGCGTCTGATTCGCCGTGGGCTTGCCGTAGCCGAACTTGGTCTCGACCGCGAAGAACTTGCCAGCCACGCAGCCGACAAGGTCAGGGATCCCGGCGCGACCGAAGCCGTTGGCTGGCGGCATGAACCAGTAGCAGTTGGGCGTGGCCTTGAGTATCTCCTTAACAGCGGCCTTGACGTCCTCTTCCTTGTTGAAGGTCTTCTTCATCTCCTACCTTTCAGTCGTGCATCGGGGCAGATGTCCTTGGCTGGGCACCAAGGGCACAGCGGTCCGGGCTTGGTCTTGAACACCCCCAGGTCGATGGTGTCCTGCACCTTGGTGAACCGGGGCTTGAGCGCCGCCCACAGCGGCTCGAGGAAGCGGCGCTCGTAGGTGGCGTTGGTCAGCTCGTTGAACTTGAGCCAGATGAACGAGGTCTTTACGGTCTGCACCTGGGGGAAGTGCCACATGGTCATGGCCGCGAAGAGCTGGAGCTGCGTCGGGTTGTCCTTGACCTTGCCGGTCTTGTGGTCCAGGCAGTAGGCAGTCTCCCCGTCGACGATCAGCACGTCGGCGATCGCCCGGATCCACACGTCCTTGGCAAACCAGTCCACTGGTTGCAGATCGGCGTTGACCGCCATCTGGTGCTCGAACAACTTCTCGCCGGGCTTCTCCAGCAGCTTGTCCATCATGGGACCCCACTGCTCGAGGGTGCGGCGCGCCTCGACAGAGTCTGCCGAGTGCATCGCTTGGCGCTCCTCGGGCGCTGCCTTGCCGTAGGCCTCCAGCACCTTGTGAACCCGATCGCCGTAGGCTGCCGCATCGTTCTGCTGATCCTGCACGCGCTTGGACACGTACTGGTAGTCGAACCTCGCTTCGCACTGCTCGAACACCGAAAGCCTGCTGAAAGACAGCGGCATCACCTTTGACATATTTACTCCTCAAGTTCCAGTTTTGCCAGTTCAGTCACGATGTGGTCGCGTAGCGCCTCCAGAACATCTCGCCTTCGCAGCGCCAGCGTCTGGCTGCGGCCCGGGTTGACGTTGATGAAGATCGGCATGTCGAAGATCTTGAGGTCCCCGTCGCGACACCGAACGCCTGCACGTAGAGACCAGTCACCTCTGCTGGAGTCGTTGTACGCCTCGACGACAAACCACTCCGGCAACTCGGTCGAGTCTTTGGGCTGGAATGATTGGTGAAATCCGTGGTTTTGTGTTGTCATAGCAGCGCCGTGCGGCCCTTGTATATGTCACAAACGCGTTGTTGCGATATCCCAAACTCTCTCGCTAAATCGGCCCCTCGCTCCCCAGCCACTCGACGTCTCGCGATCTCAGCAACAGCTTCAGGGCCAACTACTTGGCGTGCTGCGCGAGATTTTCTGGCGCAATCTCTAGCGTTATCCGACTGCGTGCCCCAGCGAAGGTTATCTACAGCGTTGTTCGTGGAATCGTCATCCATATGCATAGCCACCATGCCGTGGGGGCGCGGGCCTACAAACGCATGCAAGACTAGGTGCGCGACGTCAAAGTCTACGCGCGGCTTAGTTGAAAACCTAACCTTGCTGCGCTGTGAACCTTTCCTGTTCGTACCCGTTCTCATAGGTTTTAGCACACGCAACGTCTTTGCATTGCGCACCAAACCAGTACTAGACACCTCGTAGGGCCACACCCCGACTTTACGCCACTCAACTTTTAGCTGATCCATAGCTTTCTCCTGCGCCAGTCTCACACGCCACTGGTATCACGCCACGGCACCACTTGGGCGCCATGGACAAGCACTCTTCCATGTAGGCCCGCGCTTCAGCAAGTTCTTCTTCACGTACTACGCACACCGCTTCGTCATGCACACTCAACTTGACGGGAAACCGCTCGTTTATGCGAGCTGTCTGCCACATCACGATCTGCATCGCTGCGTGCTGACTCAAGTTCTCGACGACTTTGGCGCCGTGGATGCCTACGCGTCCGCGACCCATTTGATAAGTCCACTCGTTGCCGTCGTGTTTGAGGTCATGATACATCACTCCTGGCTCGCCGGGGCGACCGAAGCCATCGTTCTGTGTGATGAACCAGCCATTGACGTCGACGTGCATGAGGCTGCAGCCAGCGGCGATGTCCGGCAGGACGACCTTGTCGCAGCGCCGCCACAGCTCCACCACCTTCCAATGCACCGATCGGTACAGGTCGACGATCTCGTGCGCCCGGTCCAGGGTGATGGGCTGCAGGGACTTGTCGGTCTGCGACGCTACGCGCACCATCTCTTGGAACCGCGCCGCCCCGGCGCCGTATTGCAGCGAGAGCATGGCTACCTTGCCGAGCTGGCGCTCCGGCTTGTCCGCCTTGGTGATGGGCCGCCCGAACATCCGACTGGCAAAGTCGCAGTACAGGTCGGTGCCGCTGCGCAGCTTGTCCACCACGTCATCCTGCCCGGCCAGCGCCATAACGGTGCGCAGCTCGATGTTTGATGAGTCGCCCACCAGCACGACGTAGCCTGGCGGCGCCATGAGCGTGTTGCGCAGGCCGGCGGATGGGCCCCGGGCCGGCAGGTTCTGCCAGTTCACCATGTTCGTGCCGCTGTACCGGCCGGTCGTCTTCGCACCCCAGAAGCTCAGTGCCACCGGCAGCGGGCCTCGACTTGCCATCTCGATGAACCGTGCCGCTCGGGTCTCGGCGATCGTCGTCTTGGTTCCCAGCCGTGCGGCGACCAGCGCCTGCACCTCGGGCAGGTCGTGCTCCTGCAGGTCTGTGAACTCCTTGTCGGTCTTGGAGAACGCGAACGTCTCCTTGCCGGTGGTCTTGCTGATCTTCTTGGGCGGCACCACACCCAGCTCCTCCAGCCGGGCGGCGAACTTGTTGTTCGACATGATGACCTCGCGATCCACCTCCGCCGCCTCGAGCAGGCGCTGCTTGCGCACCACCTCGTCTTCGTACAGCGACTGCATGGCAGCCTTGTCGCCCACCAGCATCGGCTCGGTGAACATGCGGATGGTCATGTCGATGAGCTTGACCGCCAGGGGCGGGGTGAACTGGTCCATGCGCTCGCCGGCCGCCTTGCAGATGCGGGTGTCCTTCATACCGTAGCCTGCGTAGGCCAGCAGCTCCTCGCGGGAGAAGTCAGCCCGGCGCTTGCCCAGTGCAGCCTGCACCTCGGTGCCCTTGTCCTCCAGCCCGAACAGCTTGGCCATGGACGCCAGCGAGTGCGACGGCAGGTAGGGGTACAGCATGCGCAGCTGCCCAAGGGTGTCCTTCCAGAGCTTGGGTTTGATGCCGAACCGCTGGGTCTGGATGAACCCATCGAACAGGGTGTTGTGACACCGCACCGCGCACTCCTCCCATGGGAATTGGCGCAACCAGCCGGCAGTCTCCAGCTCGTCACCGCTGAACCAGTGCTCTTGGTTGTCCGGCGTGATGACCGTCACGAGGATGGTCTCGTAGCGGTCGTCCAGAATGTAGGCGTCGGTCTGCATCTTCGACAGGGAGTAGCCCCTGTCGTAGTAGGTTTCGAAATCTACCGTTATCGTGTCCATGATCAGTCCTTATGGTTGCCGGCCTCGAGCGCGATCAGCAACTCGATGTAGTGCTTCGCCTTCTCGAGATCCTTGATGCCGTTTTTGGCGCGCCAGCGGCTGACGTACTTGATGACGTTGCCTTCCATGTAGCCAATGTTGTTGGCGTGGATGTACTCCACCGGTTGGATTTTCAAGTCCTTGTAGTGGTTGCCACCGACTTGGGTAGCAAGTGGGCTGGTTGTGGTGTCGTCAGTCATGGTGGGCTTCGGTTGTGGGGTGATCTTGGCGCAGCCGGTGGCGTACACGCAGTGGAAGCAGTCTCGCTCGGCCAGGGTCTGGTAAGCTCCAGCGGGGTAGGCGCCGAAGCAGTCGTATTCCGGTGGTGTGCAGCTCATGCTACCTCCTCTGGGAATTTGGGCAGCACGACAGCGCGGCGCTTGCGCAGTTCCGTCAGTGCGCGCTTGATGGCTTTCTCCATGTCCTGCACCGTGATGATGTCCATCTGGGCGTCGTGCAGCTCCATGAGCCGGTTGAGCATGGTGATCTCCGTCCCAGTCGGGATGAACTTGAGCTTCTCCACGGCACGGACGGCGATGGAGATGATGGCGAAGCGCCCCTCTGTCGTCACGTCCTTGTACTCGTCGCCGAACCCAGCGCGCTGCAGGGACTCGCAGATGTTGGACATGGCGATCAGTGTGTTCATGTGCTTCTTGGTCGCGCGCCCAGCCAGCAGCTCGGTCATGGCCGAGTGGTTGTGCAGCTTGAGGTCGGTCAGGTAGCTGTCGACGGCCGTCAGCGGGGCGAAGCCCTCCATCACGTACTCGATCGGGTTTACGATGCGAGACTTGGGGCGGTAGGCCTTACGGGGTTTCTTGCTGGTTGGCATGTTGGCTTTCAGTGATCAAGTGGTTCTGTTGTTCGATGTAGGCTTCGCCGCTGCCGGCGTGTTTGCAGCCGCTGCATCGTGTGTCTGACAGGCTTTTGTCGTAGCGGCACTCCATGGACATGCGGAATGGCCAGCGGTAGACGCCTTGCCAGTCCTCGACCACGACGGTCTTCTTGAACGGCTTGCGGTTGAAACAGCCGTACCGGTGGTCCGCGTCGCGGATGCCATGCTCGTGTGTGGGGTGGTTGACGACTGGCATGGTCAGAGTCTGAACGGGTTGTGGGCGGCTACGCTGGGCTGCTTGGCCGGGCGTCCCTTCTTGCGGGCGCCGCCCA